GACAAAGACTTACACATGATACCGGGGTGGCACTATGTCTGGCCAGCAGGGAAGCAAGAAGAGAAGCTTTGGTTCCAAGATGAGCTTAGCGCTATTAGATGTTTTTATCGGCAGCTGCTTACTGGTGATAGCACCGATAATATCCTTGGTCTGTATGGTGTGGGAGCTTCAAGCCAGCTTGTCAAGCGCGTGGAAAGTTGTGACGAAGAGCGATTGATGTTTGACATTGTGTACAAAGCCTATCAAGATCGCTTCGGTTCCTACGCTTCTCAGTTTCTCTATGAAAATGCGGCGCTTCTTTGGATAAAGCGTGAAGATACTGAAGATTCCAAGGCTGCTGAAGAAGAAATTTATGATAGGCTTGATGATTTACTGGCGGAGTTAGAAGATGAACAATGACTTACGTAATGTAGGGTGTGTTGGCGGCAGTTGTCCTAAGCAGGAGCGTTGCAAACGCTACCTAGAGAAAGAAGAAAGGGCTGTTACCCTGTGCACTCCGCCCTTCAACCGTTACTCGGATGGCTCCGTAGCATGTGGATACTATGAGCACCAAAAGGAAGAAGACTAAGAAGAAAATCCCTGCGGGTTATGACTCTTATCTTGAATATGAACTTCATAAAAATGAATTAAAGGGGTGTACGTATCACCCTGAGAAGAGGATTCAATATGTTTCAAAGCATTCTTATGAGCCTGATTTCGTCACTGAAATCTGCTTGGAAAAAGATTGTAAGTGTACTAAAAGCCGACGTTGTGGTCGCACTAAAGGTATTCTTGTCGAAGTCAAAGGCCGTTTTCGTGAAAGAAAAGAAGCCAGCAAGTACATCGACATCAGGGAAAGCCTCTCCCAAGAAGACCAAGCAGCGGGTAACAAAAGCCAAGCCGAACAAGAGTTAATCTTTTTGTTCCAAGACTCTGACAAACCCATGCCCTTTGCCCAGCGTCGCAAGGATGGTACTAAACAGACACATGGAGAGTGGGCTGCCAAGAATGGGTTCAGGTTTTATTGTTTGAAGAAGGGGTTGCCTAAGACATGGCTAACAGACTTGACATAAAAACTAAGACCTTCTTCCAGATTCCTCCCCTGCCTATGGATTATAGAGAACTGCACTTCGCTGACCGTGTTGTGTTCATGGATCAAGGCTTTGATCTGTCAGACATACACCACATAGGGGAGTGTGTTCAAGTAGGGGAGCTATGGTACAGGTTTACAGTCAAGCTAAAGAGACCTGAGCAAACATTAGACTTCGACTTCAAGCGTAAGAATGATTGCTTGATGGCTCAACGAGAACTTAGCCGAGCTTGGACACGTACTGGAGAGTTTAAGTATGAAGACGTACCGGCTGGAGAAGGCCAAGATTTATAATGATGGTACGCTTGGTGTGTGGGAGACATCTAAGCATGGTGGCACAGATGAAATCTGGCACGACTACGACCAAGCTTTAGCCTCAGCTGAGCGCCGTGACAACATGCAAACTGACGGTTGTCAGTGGAGGGTAGAAGGCGATGAGCATTGGTAATCCTCCCATCCCTTTGAATGGTCGCAGGTCTCATGGACTTGAAGAAGATGACTGGCGTCACCTAGCTATGGCATACGACACATGGAATGAGCACGTAGCCAGCTGTGATGAAATAGACCCTGACTTATTAGAGTTTGTTAAAGATGTGTTCGACTCTTATGGTCTATGGAACTCAGAAAAAAATGAACCAAACATTACACAATATCGTACAATGTTTTATAACCTCTGTTAAAGGTAGACCGAATGTTTAACACTGAAGAATTTATTAAAGAATTTGTAGAAGCTGCTAAGAACAATGACGAGAACTTGATGAAAGAGCTGGCTGATAAGATTTCAGCTAAGTCTCTTGAGTTCCGCACTGAGCTTCTGTCTGATCTGGTTGATGCCATGAAGGAATCTAAGGCTAATCCAGAAGTAGAGGCAGGTTTGGCAGCTACACTCCAGCTGATGAAGCTGGCTACTGAAGCACAGGATTCCGCTGGTGAGGAAGGCAAGGATAAGTCTGCGCCGGAAGAAGCTACACAGGATGTAGCTGCTGACACCAGTGCTGTTGAGTCTGCGGGTGATAGCACAGAGGCTGCGGCCGGTGCTGCTGAAACCGGAGATGTGACAGACGGCAAAGCTCCCGCCGAAGAAGAGAAAGCGGAGAAGACCGAAGCTTAATTGTGTAGGCTAGGATGGCCCCTTCAGTTAGTTCTGTTGGGGCCTTCTTTTTATCTGGAGTTTGGTATGGGCAATAAAGAAAGAAACATGAGGCAGAGAGAGCATTACCGTAAGCAGACTGGTGGCTTATCTCCTAAGCAGTGGCCTTACAACATGACCTTAGAAGAGAAGACTCTGTATTCTGACAGGACAATCAAGACTCAGCAAGATTTTGTTTACAACAGATAATAAAAAACCCCAGCCGGATCACTCCAGTTGGGGTTTTTCTTTATGTATTAGATATTGTGGAGCAACTTCTGACGTTGAGCTTGCCTACGCTCAATAGCTTCAGCGGCTTTACGCGCCATGCCACTGCCCGGCACATCTTTAGAAGTAACTTTCTTTTTCTTCTGCTCTTTTTTCTTAACAGGTTTGTTGTTCTTAGTCATAACAATTCCTTAGTGTTTGCTGTTGCCTAGTCTGTCACCGAAGTACAAGCCCATTATCCACCCGAACATATCCGTATGCCAAGGTGTGATAACAATACCATTGAACTCCTTCCAATGGGTAGTGGTTGTATCAGATGTGAAAGGCCAGAAACCTTTATCAATCATATCATAACCAAAGTATATACTAGGCTGCATATTCCCAGCTATAATATCTATAGGATACATCCACTGATACCATAGTACAGCTGCAAAGGGGAGAACCATAACACATATCGTAGTAGCTATTGCTATAAACCTACGTGTGTACTGGAACCCCTTGTTCTCGTACTCCCTCACATCCTTAGTGACAGTAGCTCTGGCATTCAAAGCTTTCAATTCAGCTTCTCTCAATGCCCTGCTGTTCTGTATCTTCATAGTAACAAGCTTAGCGAACCATGCTAGCACAGTCGTCACTAAGCCTATCACCAAGCTGGAAGTAAACATCACATACCTCCAAGCATCTTAGCCAAGAAGTCTGGCGCACCTGCCATTTGCCCCACAATAAGAGCAATGACTATGGTGAGCCTTGTCTTTAGTCCGTCCACTTCAGTGTCTACCTTAGAAATCTTCTCATTAAGAGAATCCCTCCAAGACATGAAGTCTGTCTTTAGTAAATTCAGAGATTCGGTCAGCGTTCTGATCTGGAAGTTCGTCTGTAATTCTAGTTCTCTCAGGCGTAATTCATCTTCCACCCTTCTGCCCCTTATTACTGCTACAGGTTCTTCTTTAATAGCCTCAGAAGAGTCCGTAGATAGGGTCTTTGCTGTCATCTTGACCTCCTTGCGGTTCTTCTGCATACACTGGCTCCTCGGTTTCCTCCGTACCCATAGCCCTTACTGCTCTGTCAATGAAAGCATCTAGCTCAGGGTTAAGTGCAGGCTTATCTTGCACATTAACTTCAGCCACACCTTGGATAAAGGCGTCTAGCTCAGGGTCAAATGGTGCAGCCTCTCTGCCTTTAAGAACATCAGGCTCTGTAGATGGCTCTGATACCTCCTGAGAGCGGCTCTGAGAGGCTTTAACAACTTCCCCCATCATTGCCATGAACTGCTCAGGGAAGCCATCAGGCAGGCTTACAGAACTTTCTCGTACAGGGGATGGCCTGTGGTGGCTAACAACACTGGCGTTCCCCATGAATGAAGGCACATCCTGCTGGTTAACTTGAGACTTAAATAGATTTAATTTCTCTTCTGTCTCTGGCCCTGCATTTCCATCAACACTAGCGCCTACCAGATACTGCAATTCTTTGATTCGCCGAGAATGAAGTGCATTAGACGAAGAGCCGTAGAAATTTCTAAGGTTATCTGCAACTTTATCCCACTCGTTATTTGCTACCTGCTTGCCGAAGTTATATTTCTTCAAAGCAGCAGGCCCATGGTTGTATTCTACAGATAAGACAACTGTCTGTTGGCGGTCAGTCAAGTCTGACCAGTCCATGCCTTTAGTGTTATTTTTATTAAACCAGTTCCTTACAAATTTAAGATGATCTTTCTTGATAGCCATGTCCAGTTCTTTTACTTCGCTATCTTCTAGCACAAGTTCTCCAAAATTTTGGAGAGCTTGAACTGCATCATCTTTCTTCTTTCCCAAGTAAGGTTTAAGTTTATTTATGAGGCTTTTAGAAAGACCTAGCTTAGATAGACCCTCTTCAGATTGTGCCCCTAAATCTACGCCTGTGCCTACAGTGACACCAGAGCTTTGAATAGGCTTGCCATCTTTCATAGGGATATAGGCTCTGTTTATTGCAGAGCCTTCAACTTCTCCTAAGAAGTTCCAGTCAATAGCCATCACTCACCCCCTTCCATAGCTGCCAGTCTACGTCTACGCATTTCTGCATACACTACATCAAAGTCTGCATGGAAGATATTAGGATGTTGTTTACGCAGTTCTTCGTAACGGTTACGAGCGATGTCTTCTTGTCCGTTGTTAACAGCACGAGCAAACAAGTCTTGATCTTCTACGAACTGTGAGTTCTGCATCATCTTACGACCCTCATCAAGCAACTGCTGAACCTTGATGTTGTAAGTTTCAGAAGACTCGCCAAG